CAGACAGACAGCATATCCTCATAGCACTGACGAGGAGTGACTTCTTCATCTCCCATATAGTCGGCAAGACAATCATCCATCCTGCTGCGACGCTGCTTAATGTACTCAGCGTTCCAATCGACGTTCAGTTCAGGGCGTCCTTCAATGGTCATAGCATTTAATCGGATACCTGAGTATCATAGCAAAAAGAAAGGGAGGCGTCAAGCCTCCCTTCGCACTTCCTTCACACGATTTATTTAGTTACCCGCATAATAGCACTCTTTGACTTGACCATGTTCAATAGAGACTATTACTCTGGGTGTTGGAGCATACCAAGATGTCCACACAGCAGGATAAACCTCAATTTGCTTGGTGAGATTGAATGGAGTGACCCTACCGTTGTTTGTGGATTTGACGAGTTTGAAGTCGCCATGATCCTCAAAATCATATGTGCCAGTATAATCGATGCTCCAGAATCTGCCTTTAGGATCGAGCCAATACTCACTGAATAGATTGTCTAAGTTTTCTGTTTTGAGGGTTCGGTTCCAGAATCCTGGTCCGAGATCAAAGTTTGAGAAGATGGTGTCGTAGTATCCCATGTACGTTTAGGTGGTCTAAACAAATTTGGCCATGTGTCCATAATAATTTCTCTCAATTTGCTTGGAGTATTATCGTCTATCACTCTTCCTGGTTAGTTTCCAGTAAATATTCTACGGTATTAGCAACATCATTCATGGCATCTCTAAGGAATGGTTGCTGTCCACTTTCTTGTCTCATTGGATCTTTGTCATCAACCAACGACCAACGCCATTGATTCATATCTTTACAGTACCAAAGATTCACTTTCATAGGAGATATATCAGAGCCAGTTACAGGATTTGAACCAGTGACCTGCTGTTTACAAGACAGCTGCTCTCCCACTGAGCTAAACTGGCGCACCTGAGTATTTATTACCACCATTGTTCCTCCACTTCATCAACATTCCAATAAAGATTACCAGCAACAGTGATACGTTCCTTGATATCATACCACAAGTTTGATGTTTGGTCAACAATCCAGTCTTGTAGGTGTTGTGAAACTTCAAGACTAGATTGCTGAATCATAGCACCAACCAGACGCTGACTCATATTCCAGTCAGCATCTTTACGACGCTCAGCACATACTGTTTTCAATTCAGAGAACAACTCATCAGGGAGTTGCTTGATCACTGTCACTCTGCTTTGCGCCATTGCTTTCTCATCTCAACATAAATCGGATCTTTAGCTGCCAAGTCTCTCTTTTCTTTGAAGACTTTGGCGGATTTAGCCTTTTCACTTGTTGACCAGTCTGATTCTTGGGGGCGGATATTACCCTTGGAGTCATACTTTTTCCCCGAACTATGATTAGCATATCGTCGGGAGCGAGTAAATCCCATTTCAAGGAACTTCCTAGCCATGTCCATGCCAATGAAATCTTGTCTGGACTTGTAGTCACAGAACATGGCGTATATTTTATTAGAAGATTTGTGAGCCGTAACCTCATCTACGAACCTCCAGTGAGTACAAATTCATTCCAGAGGCATCTCTGAACACTCATCTAAGTCTATAGCATCCAGGAGCGGATGTAAACCCTCTTCGATGAGATATGAGGATCCCCTATAGATCTCCTCATGAGTGATAACTGGTCGGTCTTTAGCCAACGTTTCCGCAATCTCATCTATGATGGGAATGTCCTCATCATCAAATGTGAAGGGCATACCATTCAAATAGAACATCTTGACAACACCAACGCCATCAAGAATGCGGTAGTCCCAGTATACTTTAAGAAGTGGTTCCATTCTTTCTCCACATGAATGAGAAGGGGCAACTACTCTCCTCCTCTTTTTTAAGTCTCTGCTTAATTAAATCCCATGAGTAGTTGTTGTGCCAGTCTTTGAGCCAGAGGTCCTGTAGTTGTCGCTTAGCCACTCTCTCAGGGACTGGTCGTTTTTCAAGGACGAATTTGACATCTCTAGTTCTCGCTGAAGTAAAGCGAACGTAGCAGAGAGGTGCTCCTTTTGGGAGCCAGATGTTTTGGTCATACTTGGTAATCTTGAATCCTAGGTTGACAGGTCGCTGCCATACGGAAATGGGGAAAGTGCCACATACAACATCTAGTCCAAGTCTGGTCATCTCAGGATGCTGAAACTGTTCTATCCATACATCCTTATCGTCTGTCCAGAAACAATAACCTTGTTTGAATTGAATCTCGGGGTGTTCTCCATTGAGCCAACCATCACCCAGCATAAAATACTGATCGAAGCAGTCTTGCGATAGGTTTGACTCCAGATACTTATCGGCAGATTTATAGTTTATGCCGAGTGGGAAGGATTGGTGAAGAGCAAAGGTATTTCTATAATACTGTTTCCATGCTGGGCATTTAGCATGGCGATAGTTCATGTCATATCCCTTAAGGGCAGGACTAGGAGCGTCAAAATAATCTTCAGCAAAGAAGTCAGTCTCCTTAGGATCGAGAAAAGATTCCTCAGATCCTGCCATGACATAGTTATAGTATACCTTTTTAGTCTTCATTTCATTAGCAATTCTAACTGTTCAAGGATCTGATGATCGGGGGGATGATGCTTAAGGAACTCCCTAAACGTCATCTTCATTTCACGCTTGGTCATACCACAATGGGCTGCCGCATGAGGCAAGTTCATTGTAGCACGGTATAGGGCGTAATTAGCTTCCTTGACTAGAGCTGGTGTCGTCTCCACCTTCGGAGTCGTCTTCCTGAAGGAACTTTTCAATTTCATCTGCGAGTTCTTGAGTCTTTTTAGCTGATGCGTCACCACGGAACTGCTTGGGAGTAGTACCGATAGGTCCAGCAGGATTTGGCTTTTTGAGATACTTCGATTTGTCGATCTTACGCTTCTTACCTTTGTTCTTCTTACATTCCTTGATGACTTTGATGGCATCACCAACGGTGACAATATCCATCGAATACTCATCAGGAATCTCGATACCAAAGGCTTCCTCAAGGAACATAACCAGTTCCACGAGGTCAAGAGAGTCTGCTTCTAGATCTACGAACTTAGATTCCATGGTGATCTCTTCGTTGAGACGATCACCTAGAGTTTCTTTGATAGCAATAGTGGCAACTTCAAGCAGTACCTTATCGGTGACCCGCTTTGATTTTTTTAAGACCTCACGGATTTCCGCAAGGGCAACTACTTGTGACATAATCAGTAAATGTATTGAACTTCGTCATTATTACAAGAGGTACGGACTACATCAAGCACACGCTCAAACTGCTCAACAGAGTCACACACCAGCTCTTTCACTTGAGCATCATTGGAGAACAAGGTGAAGGTACGGGTAGGGATGTTGACCACGCACTTCGAGAGGAGGGTTTCGTTCATCATGATGCTGTTTGCTTGTCTTCCTCCATATCATAAGGCACCCACATGAAGCCTGCGGTGGTCGCTGTGCCACTTTGAGATTTGGCATGAGCGATGATCTTGTCCGCATGTTCTTTGGCTGCCAGCAGGGCACTCCTAGTTGTAGTGAAGAAGGTTCCTGCTTGGGTTTGATCTGCGTTTGGGGATTGGAACTTACTCCGAGTAAGTTCTTCCACATATTCATCACACTTCTCTCCAATGAAGGATGAGAGAATATGTGCCTGATGTAATGTTAGAGGCATACCGTACATTAGTTACGTTTTTTACTATACAACATTCACCGTAGAATGTCAATTAAGGTAAATCCCGTTGTCGCACTCAATCTTAAATTCGTCTCCACCTGCTTCCATTTTGGCTGATCCAGTAGCAGCCATGTAGAAGTCTTCGGCAGTAATGCGAACTGAAGTTTCACCTGTTGTTAGTTCCCAACCAGTTGGATTTCCATAGGGAGAATCCTCTGGTTTTTCAACATCCATTCCAGCAGGGGCACCACCTTCGATACAATCGACATCATCTCCAATCGCATTGATCTTAATTTTACCCTGAACTTCAGTAAAGTAATTTCTTCCAACTTTGTCGTAGCGACAACCTTTGACATTAAATCGAAGGTCTCCCTCGCTCTCGATAGCGAAGGTACCACCTTCTTTACTCATTCTAATCACACGGTTGCCGTTAATTTCTTCGACAACCTGTCCGCCAGCAGCCATATCGGTCTTGGCGAACGTCATTTTCTGGTTAATCTCATTGGCAATGATACGGAGCTCGCTATCAGCTTCAATACCAATGTTTTCTCGTGAAGTCATGAATGTAGATCCTTTCGTCTCTACCTTCCAGTTTCCTGCGATAGAGTCGTAACGATCACCTAGCACTTCAGTATGGAGGTCACCCTCAACTTGGAGGTGACAATCACCCACAACCTTAATAACGAGTTTGTCTTTCTTAATGTCCTTACCAACAACAAGTGTTGTGCTGCGGTCAGACTTTAGATGTAACTCATTCTTAGATTGAATATAAGTTTTACCATCACTATCCATATCAATAAACGATCCTGTCCCACCATTAATGAGACGGACACGTTCACCACCAGCAGAATTGTTCATCTCAAGAACATGTCCAGCCGATGTACACTTGACAAAATTCTTGGGATATTCAGTAATCGATTGGGGATTATCGTTGGGAGTTTCTTTACCCCCACCCTTCTCCAGGTCAACTACAGAAGTATCTGGTCTTGCGCTTTGTGCTGCTCTAGCTCTAGCTAAAGCTTTGGTGTGGAGATCATTATGTGGCATTATTTAACTCCAGGGTGACCAACACAATCAACGTATTCATTCAGGTTGTAGATTTCCTTGAACTTGGTAGGTCCAACGTAATTATATGTAGGCACGAGTACACCTCCATATCCTGTAGGATCCTTAATAGTGGGTCTTACGTTACCAACTGCTTTGATAGTTAGGACTGGCTCAAGAAGTCTGCCCTTCTTGTCAGTTTGAATGTGACCAATTTCATCGTCACCGACCACAATCTTAGGATTAGTGTATCCTTCACCAACATTGGTTATCCCAAGTTGATCAAGAACTGGAATCAAGTCTGGGCAACCAGCATAGATGGCATTAGCATTTGCTGGAATAGCCAGATCATAGAAGACTTCCTTCGGATTCAATATAAAGCTGTAAGCATTACCTGCTGTGTACAGTCTAACACCTGCTGGAACAGTTTGCTCCTTATCCAAGGTAGCAATACCTACAAGTTCACTGTTATTATAATTGAACTCCACAACTTGCATGAATGGTTTGTTGGGATCTGCCTGTACTGTCTCATCAACATACAGGAATCCACCCTCATCAACATAATCCTGAATCTCTAGATTGTCAATCAAATAGATTCTCTGCTCTGTTGGGCAGTAGGTATTGTCGGGATCAAGTCCATATCCAACACCAGGAGAATCAACTCTGATTCTGTCAATCCTACCATTCTGAATGATAGGTGTCATCTTAGCGCCTGTACCCTCTGGCTCATTACAGGTGAACATGGCACGAACACTAGCAGTGGTATTAATGTTAGAACCTTTGTTCTTCATATAGACACCAACAATCGATCCAATATCATCGATGATGGGAAGTGCTCTAATAAGAGATGTTGACTGAGCGTTATCGAAGATGAGTTCTGGGAAGCATGGCTTCTTGTTGAGGTTAGCGGGGTTACAGTTAAGGCTAGACATTTGAATCTGACCATCCGAATCACGGATTGGGTAGACAGAATCAAATTTTTCAATCAGAGACTTACCTTTCTCAAAACTACCAGAACTGATGCCAGTGCCAGAAGCACCGACCTCTGTAATTTCACCTGTCTTAGTATTAAGACCTTTCTTTTCGTAGTTACCAGTCTCAGGATTGTAGATCTCAACGGGTACATATCCGCGAGAGTTTGGCTTACCAGTGCCAACAACTCTTGACTTAGATGATTTAATTTTTTCCTTAGCAGCATCAGAATACTGAGATTGCTGCTTCTTATTCTTATCTTCTTCACTTTCGTTGGGACCATGACAAGTCTCGAAAGTAGAAAGTCCAAGGGCACAAGACAAATCACCATCACAGATCATGTCAATCAGAGACAGGATCTTGGAGGTGAGACCTTGGATAGCGCCAGCAGCACCCTTGATAGCAGACAGGACGCCACTAACAATACCCAGAATATTCTGGATACCTTCCATGACCTTATCCATGATGTTGCCAAGCATGTCCATGACAAGATCTTGAACTAGGCATAGAGTAACATCCAAAGCCTGCTCAAGAAGATCCATGAGCATACCTGTAATTACAGGTAGCAACTCATTGAGAATCTGTTTGAATAGACAGTTGATCAGGTCACTGAAGTTCTTTAATTGATCTTTGACTGGATCTAGAATATCAGGATTAGGAATCTGAATCGCATTGATAGTTTTCTGAATAAACTTCTCAACTTCTTTCAGAACCGTACCCTTAATATTACCAAGGATACCCTTCATCATCTGCTGGATTCTACCAGCAATGGCTTCAATTTCACCAGCAAGATCTTCTACCTTACCAGTAGTGCTATTGATAAACTCACCGATCTCGTTCTTCTCAATGCCACGAGCAAACTTCATGAACTCAGCAAGTGGTCCCTCTAGAAGTTTGTCTGGAGGTGATCCACACTTACCATTAGCTACGTCAACCCTGTAGCATTTATCTTTATCTGCTTTCTTCTGGATGTCAGTCTGCCCAGATCCTCCGCCGCGAGGGTTAGTAGATCCAGTCTTCTTAGTGCCACCAGTGACAGCAGGAGGTTTTGCGAGTTGACCAGTTGGTTTTTTCGCTACGGTTGAAGCAGTACCACCGACAGTAGATCCACCACCATCACCATGCTTTTTAGGTTTATAGTCTGGGGGAAGTAGTGGCTGATAACCCTTAGTAGAATCACCCTCTTTTACATACTTACCTTTTGGGTTCTCATCAGAGATGGTACCCATGATAATAGGAATCTGCGCCGAACTCCCATCCATAAAGAATCCAACAACCCAAGAACTAATCTGGAGTTGATGAATACTACCAATACCACCACGTTGAGCCTCAGTGACAGGCATGATACAAGTAGCCCAAGGCAGGTCCTTCGTTGGAAGGATTGCTTTAGATGGATTGTGATATCCTACAATACGGACTTTTACTTTACCAGTATAGTCGTAATCGTCTGGTGTCGATCCGTCATTTTCAATCTGACCGATCCACCAGTTGAGTCCTTCTTTACCAATAAAATGTGCTGAGGATTCTAGATTTGCGCTCATCCCAAACTATCCCTGTAGAGTGTCACTCTTGTACTCATCATGTCCCGATCAGTAACAAATTGGCGGTAAATTTTACCTACTATATATTTACCACTTTGGCGTTCATCTTTATCTAAGGATTTCCCCTTAAATGTCTGTACCTCAACCACATCACCAATTCTCAAGTCATTTGGACCTTCATACTCAAATGTGGCTGATTGGTTGAAGAAGAACTGATTTCTCAGCATAGACTGAGAGAGCTGCTTTGTCAAGTCTTGGGTGTATGTTCCTTCAGTGTACATAGCGAGATCGACAACCGAACTCATAATTCTTGTGGGAGAACTATCTTGGCTAGTCTCACCAAAAAGACTATAAAACTGAGGTAATTCCATATCTGGATTTAATTTTTCCATCTTGGAATAATACTCATTAACATTAAAAGGCAACTCAGTATATGTAAAGTCTTTAATGTCCAGTGTCATCATAACACTGGTGTAAGACCCCAGGTTAAATCCACGGAACACATCACTGGTACCAGGCAAAGAAAGAGATTCAATATCAATAAAGTTATCATCATCTTCCTCGGACTCATAATTCACTCTGATTGTCTTAACGACATCACCTTTGACTAACTCATCCATAGACTTGAAGTGATACTTCTCTGGAGTCTCATAGAATAGATAACCAGCACTAACATTAGACCCACTTCCCTTTTCGGGAATGGCTCTCCATGCCATCCACTGAATAATAGTAAATGGATCCCAGTATGGACTAATGAAAGAAATTTTTGTCGCTGTAGTATCAATATCCAAAGATTTTCTAGATCCGAGTGTCTTTTTCAGCAAGTCACTGGTAATCTTAGAAATCTTTTCTCCATCTCCTTTACCAAATCTCTTGGAGATTTTAGCAGCAGCATTATTAACAGCATCTCTACTTACACAATAGAGACTGGCTTTCATCTTCTTCCCACTAACGATCATTCTATCTTTGATCTCATAGATGATCATGTCAGCAACAATAGTATTACCTCTATGATCAGCAAATTTAATCCTAATTGGTTCAAGACCAAATAGTTCTGATACAAATGCCGTCTCAGTGTCATTTACTGTCAACACCATGACATTGTTGCTCTTGGTTATATCTTCAATATAATGAAGCTCCAAGATATGATTGGGCGAGCCTGTAAAGGCAGACCCATTCACATGGACTTCAAACTCCTGAAGTATAAAGTTACCTGTGGCTTGTGTCATAGAATATCCAGGGAAGTCTCGCCGCCTCTAGTGATAGTGATCGCAGACAGTAAGTATGGGCTTACTGAGATTTCTGTTGGTGGCAACGCATTATTTTCATTGATGCCCATGCTCTTCATTCCAGAGCTGGCAATCATCGTTGCTTTTCTCGATGCCTCTGCTACGATGTTCTGCTGAACAGAACTATAATTCTCAGTATTTGAATACAAGAACTCCTCATTTTCCATCAACACCTGATTAGTCAGGAAGTTAATGTCCTGTAGGTTGTTAACACTACCAGAACCAGCAGAAAATACATTAGCAAGATTACTACTAACAAGACTACTACTGTAATTTGTAGTAGCAGACATCTGTTGCCCAGAAGTCACCAAAGAGTTCTGAAGACTTGAGAAAGAAGTATTGATGCTAGTTGGTGGTGCCGCTGCCTGTGGGCTTTCCAAATCCATCTCTGGTCCACCCTGACCACCAGCAGCAGGTCTACTGACAGATCTACCTCTTCTATTTTTTCGTCGAGGTGTCGGAGTAGTTGTTTGAGGTGTTTCTGGATCTCCACTACCCGTGGGATCTGGTGGGGCTGATGGAGTAGGAGTTCCGCCACCACTAAGAACTGATAGTGGATTAGAGAGAAAACTAGTAACGTTATTACCAATTTGACTGAAGAAATTACCTACGTTACTAAAGATATTCTGAATACCAGAAATGCTGGGTGGCTTGATGATAGGCAACCCAAAAGCACGCATGATATTGCCCAGATTCTTCTGGACAGCATCAAATGCTGGAATACCAGGCAGAGAGATTCTACCAAGAAGTCCACTAAGACCAGCAGCAACTGCCTTGAGTGGCAGTCCCATCGCCTTGGCAAGTGCTTTCTGATACTGAGAAAGTCCAAGATCATCTACCAGTTTTTGTACTGGATTTTTCTTACCTACAAGACCACTCTGCTCAAGAGATCTTACAGAAGACTTTTTAGTAGCAGTAACTCCAGTCGCATCAGTTTTAGGTCTCCCCGTCAGGGAGTTCATCATAGGTGATGCTGGAACAACACCACCCTCAGCAAGCTTGGTTGGAGTTGCTTGAGATGGAGCAGGATACCCTGGCGGTGGCATCACCTCAGGGGCAGGTCTGCTGGGTGGTCTTGGTTCAGCGGGTGTAGCAGGTTCTGTTTGCTCTTCTTCCTCTTCTTCCTCAGTCTCAGGTGCCTTTTCCTGAACTTGTTGGGTAGGTAGATCCTCTTCATCAATAGGATCTTCAAGATCGAGAGGAGGAATAGAGGCAGGGCTAATAAAGTTAGAGAACTTCTTAAGGGAAGTTCTTGCCTTCAGGACTTCATATCCATCAGCAAGATCCGCCTTGATCCTGTTATTAGTAGCGTCATCACGCTTATCAGCCTCAACCAGAGACTGAATATTCTCAGCGAGCAGAAACTCCTTATATTTGTCCTCACGGAACATCACATTGAGGAGATTATTTCTATCCTCAAAAAGTTTCTCCAGGTTCTGTAGAACCTCGTGAACTGTTTCTATACTAGGAAAATTACTTTCTGCCATTTAATTAGATAGCTCCGTATCGACCTGAGAATGGGTCTATACCATATAATTTAGGCTGTTTTTTAGCACCAACTGGCACAGGAACCCTCACTTGTACAGGTACTGGTTGTGGAATTGGCATTGGAACAGTGATAATTTGTCCACCACCACCGCCTCTGGGTTTATCATTAGGCGAAAGTGCTTGTCCACCCTTGTTATTGTTTGAATTGGCTGGTTTAGCACTACCCAAAACAATTTTACTAGCATATGGAAGTGGATTACCAGATCCGCCATATTTTGATCCACCTTTAGTCCTATCTGCCTCAAAGTGAAGGTGTGGACCTGTAGAACTACCAGCACCAGGATCACCCTTAGCACCGCCAGTCTTACCCAACATTTCTCCTGCTTTGAACTTACCAGTTCTCTTTACAATCTGAGAAAGGTGTGCCAAGCGGATCTGAACACCAGATCCAGGAAGCCAGGCATCAATCATGTTTCCATAACCCTTGCCAGGTCTACCATGCCTTCCAGCATAAACAATCTCTCCCTCTTCAGAAAGAGACAATCCAGTTCCTACTGGAGTTCCAACGTCTACACCACCATGAAGTCTCCCCCAACGTGGTCCATAATAACTTGTAATTGGGAATCCAGAAACTTTACCGCCGCCAGTTTTACCAGCACCACTAACAGTAGATCCAGGGGCTGTTGCCGCTGCTGCCATAGCAGTGTGGGCGTTACCAGAAGATTGCATTTCATTCTGACTGTAACCGCCACCTTTTACTTTCTGTAGTGCTTGCCTGATTCTCCCAGGAGACATTGAACTTGACTGACCAGGATACTTAAATCTACCGTAGGCATCAGGAAGTGAAGCGAACTCATAAGCGAGTCCGTCCATGAAAGCCTCATCAGAGATTTCACCACGCAACCACTTGTCACCACGACGATTCTGTCCAATGTTGACCTTAGTTACGATAAGATCTTGATTCTGTGGGCTGTACAAATCTGTAGCAGGATTCAACCCTGCTGCCTTGGCTCTACCAATCAAGAATCTAGGAAGTTGCTGATACTTACCAACCGCACCAGTAGCGACTCTCGCTACCTCAGCAATAGTCATCTTTGTGGCGCCAGGAAGTGTGGTTGAGGGATACATCGCCTCATAGTTACCACCAGATTCCTTACCAGCAATCAAATCCAGTAAAGGTCCCCACTTACCAGGAGTGAGTCCAGTAATAGCAGTAGGAGCACCGCCACCACCACCGTAGGGACTACCACCACCAAAAGGACTACCAGGACCGATGCCCATGCCACCAGCATAAGCAGGTCCACCTAGAACGCCATTGACTATACTACCAAGAAGACCTTTAATCTTATTACCGATGTCATTCAAAAGGTTAGGAACCTTACCGCCACTAAACATTCTAAGAACTGGGTACCCACCTAGTCCACCAAATTGGCTGTTAAGTTGAGAAAGTTCACTCTGTACACCAGATTGAGACTGATCGGGTGTAGGAAGACTCTGTAAGAATCCCCTTGTGACACCACCCAACATCCCACCAACTTGCTTGATGAGATTGCCAAACATTTCACCCAGTTTAGACTGGGGAACGACCACCTCAGGCTCACCGCCCTCACCAATCAGAGCACGAGTAGCAGAACTAACAACTCCACCCTCAGAAAGTCCAGGAACAGATCTCAGTCCCAGTGGATCATTAATCTGACTACCTAGACCATTGAGAGAACCAGAACCGCCAGCATCTTGGATTCTAGAACCCTGAACTAAAGCTTCACGTTCGCCAGCGGACAATCCTGCTGTACTAGGTGCTTCAGCAAGTCCTTTGCGTCTGGTATCATCAGCAGCAACCGCATTGTCAAACTTGGCTTTGCCAACCTTGGACAACATTGGACCGATCATCTCGGCACCCAAGAACGCCCAGCCGATTGGACCAGGGATCATGCTACCAGCAGACAACAGGGCGCCGCCATAATCACCTGATGCTAATCTAGACGCGGTGATAGCACCACCGATAGCAATGTTTGCTCCAGGTAGAAATCTACCAACAGTTTTTCCTAATGGAGATCTGGCTATGGCGCCAAACGCGCCCTTGCCCTTACTGAGGGTATTACCTCCTGTTTGAAGAGCTCTAGGACCAGCTGCCCGTGCTACTCCAGGCAGTGCTCTAGCACCGCGAGCAATTCCTCTGGTTTTGCGAAGTCCGAAAGCCCTAGCATTTCTGCCAAGTTGCGTCCCCTTGCTCCTAACAAAGTCTAAACCTCTACCAATAGAAGATCTTTTGAATTTTCTACCAAGACGTAGACCTTTCGCTCGGACGTTACGCATAAAGCGTCCGATACGAGTCCCTTTACCTCTACTTCTCCATCTACGCCTACTACCTCTACGTCCTCGTCTCCCACGAGGAAGTCTAGGCAATCTAAGACCACCACGGCTTGTTGCTTCTTCTTCTCCCCCTTTCCCTTTCTTAGCAACCTGAACACGAGTTTGCTGAATCTGAGTCATGAAGAAGAATTTCTTCTTATTCCTCAGGAATGTCAGATACTCGTGCTCCGTCTGAAGCATCTTGTCCGCAGCCTTTAGCGTCCCCACTGACGGTTTAGTCAGTTTGGCACCAAAGAATCTAGATAGGCGGAGTTTGCTCATTTGCGCTTACGTTTTTGTTCCTCTATGCGTTCTCGTTCTTCTTTGAGCCACTTAGCAAGCATATTAACGTAAACATCCCGTTCCCACGGGATCATGCCTTCAATATCAGCTAATGTATATTTATGGTGTTGTAGTAAAGCAAAATTGGTACTATAGAATCTCTCAATGCCCTCATGGAAGAGGGCTATCCGAAAAAATTAGCCAGACCTTCCAGAACAGCGGTGGTCTTAACACCAGTGTTCGGATTAGTCACCGTAATCTCATGCTTCAGTACAGGCATAGTATTGAAGAAGTCTTGAACCTTTTCAAACTGATCATTAGTTAGAGTCTCAAGCCAATCTTTTACTTCTTCGGGAGTAAAGGAACCACAATCTTCACCATTTTCATATACCCTGTCAACGCATGTAGCCACAAGATCATATGGATCTGGTTCTTCCTCAGTAAAGTTCACCTTAGCAAAGTATTCCAGATTGGGGTACTTCATTTCAACAACAATATCATCAGTCAGTTTGATGACTCTATTGTGACCTTCAGGAAACTGAACCTGTACAGCATCTACTGGGAATGTAACAGGAACTTTCACATCTTCATCATCATCACAGGGAATTTCAAGTTCAATAATTTCCATTACTGAACGACCACGAAGTTGAAGGAAGATATATTCCACATCAAAGATAGCGAGATCTTCCATCCTAAACCGCGTAGAAATACAGTTCTTGAAGATTGTCGTAATGGCTTCGATGATTTGCTTCTCATCGCCAGATTCCATGGCAATGATGAGGACCTTTTGTTCCTTCACTAGGAAGGGGCGATACTTAAATTTTTTCTTTGACGAAGGCACCTCCAGTTCATAAACTGGAGTAGTAATTTTAGGTAAAGGCATTAGATAGCAGTTCTCTTATCAATAAATTGGGCGTACTCGTAGTACATGCCGACACTCAGTTTGACGGCTTGGGAAGCGGCAGAACTATATGGAATAGATGATAGCATATATGGATATGCGTTGACAAGCTTCACATGAAAAGGTTCATACATTCTATTGCCACTATTGGCAGAAAGAATACCGCCAGAAGCATATGAACCCACATGCTTTTCATACTTTTTAATAGTCAAATCACAAGTATATTCATCATACCATTGTTGAGCAAAAGCTTGATGAATTTTATTCGTATTAGCAGCACCGAAAGGACTTTGACCACCAAAGTTTGCTAAATCATATCTACCAAGAATAAAATCTTGCCATCCTCTGAAGAATCTAAATGGCATAGAGTCAACGTCAAGGATGAATGACATATCCATCTCATTATACACTTTCGCCATTGCTGGCTTCATGTTAATACCTTTCTTTACGCTTCGCACATCCTGACTTGTCATGGAGATACCAGGGATCTGGACCTCATTGGCGAGCATTTGTATTTTAACAATAGATTGGTTACCCGTTCCAGCACTCATTTTGATACCCGCGTGGGTCTCCATGAATTTACCAAGACTGGTGCCAGAACCTGCTCCAAACTCAATGTCATAATTAGTTGATGAAGATGGACCCCCATCACCAACAATAGACGTAATAAATTCAGATACTGTTTTAAGGGTAGCCATAAATACCCATACAGGGGTGAATCTACATATTTATTTATGCCGTCATATAAAGGGAAGTATAGACCTTCAAATTACAGGAAGTACAAAGGCGATCCCACCAATATTATTTACCGTTCCCTTTGGGAGCGTAAGTTTATGTACTACTGCGATCACAATGAAAATGTGATTGAATGGTCATCCGAAGAGATTACTATACCATATAAATGTCCTACTGACAATAAGTATCATCTCTATTTCCCTGACTTTTACATGAAAGTAAGAAACACGAATGGAAGTACACAGTCCTATCTTGTTGAGGTAAAGCCTAAGGCACAAGTCGAGGGTCCTAAACCTCAGCAACGCAAGACCAAACGTTACATAACTGAGGTTGCGACTTATGCCAAAAATCAAGCAAAATGGGAGGCAGCGCGAGAATACTGCAGGGACAGGCTTTGGGAATTCAAAATCATCACCGAAGCAGACCTCAAAATTTGAGTCGCTGTTAAAAGATTTAAGAGGAAGTAGCGTCACTAACTCTGAGTTAAGAACCAGAGTTATGGACATGCTTTTTGACAGTGTAACAGAAAATCCCGAAGAAGGCAAATACTACTTCTTTGAGTATGACCCAAAATTCAGGGATATACTCAAAAAATGGGATCAATATCCTCTCATCCAGTTATTAGAGAAGAAAGGTGGTCAGTATCTTGGAGCCAATCTTCACTATATAACACCAAAGCAGAGATTATCTGCTCTAAATAATAACAGGATGCCTACGCCTACCTTACATTATTACATCCCAAAGAGAGCGGATAACCTTTTCTTTGAAGTTACATCAACTGACGTAGAACTTCTGAGTCAACTACCATTGGAAAAGTTCCACAATGCTCCCAGCAGGTCAAAATAATGCATTAGGATCTAATGCGTTCGGTGGCGCGGGTACAATTTATCCGACTGGACTTAATAGTATCCCATATGCTTCGTTGATTAAAATCACGAAGTATAGTTATAAAGCTGGGTTAGCTCGTGCGAAATCGGACAGTGCTAGAAATGATGTATTCAGTGCTCTTACCAGATCTGGTCTAGGTGAAGCTGCCGTCAATACTATTCGTGGAACTGGTCTCTTCCTTTTTAATGATACAGATAAACTAACTGATATTGAAGAAGCCGTAACCAAAGCAACGAAAAAAACGGCAAGTAATATCAAATTGAACCAGATGGGTGATGTCAAAAGCTCATCTGACTATAGTAATGTTCAGTTTCCAATTACCCTCGGTAATGGAACTGTCATTGAAAATGCCGATCAATTGAAGGCAATTAAAAATAAATCAAACAGTTACGGTGGAACTGAAAGTAACGCTGTAATGATGCCAATGCCAAATGAGTTCCAATACTCATATGGCGCCGCATGGTCTAATGAGTTCAAACTTGGCACATTAGCACGTCTACTTGAAAATCCTGCTGCTTTTGGTGGTCAAGCCCTTGCCACTGGTACTCTGGCTGCGGCTGGCAATGTAGCAGGGCAAATTCTAAGTGGAGCAACAGATGTATTCTCTCAGGCATTGAGTCAAGGTGCTGGTATCCCTCTGAGTGCTGGTGATGCTGCTGGAGCTGCTGCCAGTGGAGCATTTAACCCACTAGGAGTCAACAGCGAATTGACACCAACCAACCTCCTGGGTCTGGGCGGTCTGGCTCCAAATGAGAACGCAATCATGTTCTTCTCCAAGATGGAGATGAGATCTTTTGATCTAACATTTGAACTGTTTGCTAGAAATAAAGCAGAAGCAGATCAGATTACCAGTATTATCCAGTTCTTCAAGGTGGGAATGCATCCTTACGCATCACCTCAAGGTGTAGGTGGTGTTCTTGGATTCCCTGATATTTTTGAACTACAACCTATGTTTGTTACAGCGACAAGCACTGGTGAAGCATCTAGACTGGTTGAGCATCCACAAATGCCAAGAACCAAAGCTTGTGCTTTAACAAGAGTCACTGTCAACACTGCTCCTGCCAATCAGTTCACAACTACATTTACTGGTGATATTCCACTTCAGACTATCACCCTTTCATTCAGCGAAATCACCGCTCTGAGCCAGAGCGACATGAAGTCGGGTCAATTCTAATGCTATTCAAAAACGCACCATCTGTAATCTACAATTATACGGATTCGCTTGCGGATCCAGAATTTTTGTTGATTAAGAATCTATGGAGAAGAAATGAGATTCTCGAAAAGTATCTCACTTCTCTGACGCTTTTTGATGAGTATATTATCAAATCTGGAGAAACTCCAGAAACTATTTCTTTCAATCAGTATGAAGATCCATTCTTCGGATGGACTATCCTAGTTGTAAACGATATTACCAATTTTCATGCTGATTGGCCAAAGAGTCAAACTTCATTGCTTGACTATGTAAATAATAAGTATGAAAATCCAGATGCGACCAAACACTATGAAACTACTAGAGTTGTAGATGCTTTGGGTCGTCAAATTGTACCTGCTGGAATCTTAGTTCCTTCAAACTACCAGATAACGTACTATGACGGTACAGCATCTGCTGGTGTTACTGTCAATCCCGTCACTCCAGTCACATATTATCAATATGAGGCTAAACTGAACGAAGAGAAAGAAAAGATCAGACTCATTCGTCCAAGTTACGTTCGTGAGTTTGCTGAGCAATACGTCAAAACCCTAAAAGACGCTGGTCTCTATTCTATCGGATATGAGATCCAAAACGTCAAAATGGAGTAAAAAACCTATAGGCAAAAAAATACCCCGAATTTTTTTTCGGGGTTTTTGGTAACTAAGAGTTGATTTTCGCTGGAGGGGAAGGTACATCGTTCCAATGCCTTACGGCGTTAGCAACAATAGCCACGTTAGTAATAAAATAAGTGATGAATATAAGAGTCCGTATAACAGCAATATAATTTGCCTCTCGGTCATTTTTCCCCTCCTTAGCACCTAAGGCTTTTGCCCAGATTCTCCACATACTTCTGCCCAGTCTTTCTCAAAGATTGACATACCCTCACGGGTAAGGACGTGACCATACATCTTGTCAAAAACAGCAGGAGGCATGGTTACAATGTCAGCGCCGTTATAGAAAGCACGGGTGACTTTGTACACGTCACGAATTGAAGCAGCAAGCACTTGAGTCTTGGCTCCATGGACTCGATAGACTTCAGAAATCGATCGAACTACCTCAACACCAGCGACGGAATTATCGTCGCAGCGACCGACAAAGGGAGAGACATAGGTAGCACCTGCCTTGGCGGCAAGGATTGCTTGTGCTGCGTTAAAGATAAGAGTGACATTGGTACGAATACCCTGATCACTCAGGTTTTTACAAGCAAGAAGACCATGATAAGTACAGGGAACCTTGATGGTTGCCCGAGCACCAAACTCAGTATGGAGTTTGATGCCCTCAGATGTCATGTCCTTGTCGTCTCCCATGACCTCCATGCTGATGTCTTTGACACCAAGGTCTTGGATCTCACGATAAACATCCCAGGGATCTTTACCGCTCTTACGAATCAGAGTGGGGTTGGTCGTCACACCATCGATCAGACCAGTGAACACCCGACGGCGGATGTCAGTAACGTCCGCCGTATCAAGGAAAATCTTAAACATCAGTCTTCAGCAGCGAGCTTAGCGAAGTAGGACAAAGCATCTTCTTCTTCAGCAGCAGGAGCGGGCTCAGCGCTACGGAAGGAAGGAGCAAAGGTTTGCTCTTGAATAGGAGCAGACTCGAATTCTGCTTCTTCAGTCTCTTGATCGCGACGAGGGGCGCGAGTCGTGTTCAGGACCATGTTGAGACGCTCTTGGAGCTGCTCAAAGGTCTTGAACTGATCATCAGCAGTAAAAGCAGTCAGACTGTACTGCTTCTTCCAGATGGCTTCCAAGTCAGCATCATCGAAACTACCAAGGGTAGAAGGAGAATCAAACTCAGACTTGTCATAGTTCCAGTAACCCTCAACCTTGCGGATCTTCACCTTGAAGTCAGCACCCTTCCAAAAATCAAAGGGGTTGATGGGAGTCTCGTCAGCGAAAGCGGGCTGCATCGCTTCGGTGATCTTATCAAAGATCTTCTTACCGAACTTGTACAGGAAAACTTTACCTTCGTTCTGAGGATTAGCAGGATCCTTGACAACGTAGACGTTGCTGTAGTAAGAGAGCTTACGCTTCTGCTTACGGGCAACTTCCTTATCGCTATCAAGACCACTGTTCCACAGCTGCCTGTTCAGGTCAGAGACAGGATCTTTCTTGCCCAAAGTCGTCAGGGAGTTCTCGATATACCAACCACCAGGACCTTGGAAGGCATGACTCCAAACTTGTGCCCAGGGCAGGTCTTCGCCCTCGGGAGCAGGGAGGAAGCGGATGACCGCGTAACCGTTACCTGCTTTATCTACTTCTGGCTTCCAGAGGCGCTCATCAGCACCACCTTTGGTTTCAGTCTTGTTCAGATTCTCTGCCTTAGCAAGCAGGTCAGTAAAGTTGGACTTTTTAAGGGAAGCAAAGGACATTCGTATTCTCCGTGTGTTTTGTATTTGGCTTGAGTGCTATGGAATCATAGCATACTATTTAGATCGCTCAAGCTCAGCGATCATTTTGTGAACGTCCTCCTTCAGGGACTCATAGAACTGAGGAGTCACCTCGGAGGCATTCATACCCAACATTGTAGCAGCCTCTTTGACCTGTGACAAGAGGGCTTGAGCGTCTGGTTGGTCCGACAATGAGACTCGCATGAACATGGTCTGTTGGACTTGAATCAATCGCAACAACTTAGTGAGCTGTTCGATCTTACCCTCTACAGAGAGGACAAGACCCATCCGATTGATGTCAATGTATAGTTCTTGCATCTCACGTAGTTCTTTCTGAACTACATCAGAATCAAAGAAGTTAGTCATAGGAATAAATCTTGTAGGATTTTCTTTTGCTTTGTGGTGTCCACATTTAACAGTGGCTCATACTTGAGGATCTTTTTCTTTACTGTATCCCATACAGGATCAGTAGAAGAGACATTGCCCACAAAACCAAACAACTTCTCCATAATGACAACACTCTCCAGTGAGATCTTGTTACCCAACCACAGTTTAATCAGAGTTGGGTGAGGAGATCCCCTGAAGAGGCAGTCAAAATCTTCGCAGACATCTCTCATCATAGATGCGTCCTCTCTAAAAGTATATGAGAGTGACTGAATCTTTTTCTGATAAGAAATATAATTCTTTTCCCCATGAGCAGACATTGCGCCTATCCACTCACAGTTATCAGCAACAAAATTAGCCAGATAAAACTGTGCTAGTTGCTGTTCATCATACTTGCGAGAAAGTTTGACAAAGAAATACTTGTCCTTTCTCTTATCGTATGTCTCTGGTTTGGCTTTACTGTAAGGACTTCTCAGAAAATTGTATGATTTAGAGTTAAAATGATTCCTCATTGCGAGGTACATTCTAAAAGCGTCAATGCCTGTCACAGTGATAAGAAACCTCTCGATCCTCTCTTAATAAAGTTTAGCCGTTGTGCTTCGTACTTGATTTTTTCTTTGAGCGGTTTGTTGATTAGTTTACCAACAGTTTCAATCTCAATGTTCTTATCTTCACAGAACATCACAACTGCTTCGATATAATTTAACTCAGATTCTTTTACAATCTTCTCTATCTCTAGAGAAAATTTAGCAGCAGTCATAAAGCTTTCCTCAAGCACATCATTTATTTTACCAGTCCCCATGAACACCCCTGTAATAATCGATGAACTCTTTCAACTTGTGAACGTACCGTTTAATATCAGTGATCACGAAGACTTGAGGTTCGCTCTTCTCAACAGCAATAATGGTGACTAGTTTCTTGACCTTTAGTCCAGTCAACTCTTGAAACATTATAGCATAAGCAGTCTCCTGTGAGAAGTAGTCTTGAATCCACTCCTCTTTTTTAGGCTTACTGCTGGTCTTGAAATCAATGATGGATAACTCTCCATCGTACTCAGCAATACAATCAACTCGCCCTGCGAGTTTAAGCATGTGCGAATACAACGGCGCTTCAAGCGCATGAATATTATTTATCCTGTCAAGATATGGCTTGACAGTGTGGAAAAGTCCAAGGGAAAGAGGATCATCCCTATACTTAGACAACTCTAAGTTGTTGAGATAATCCTCGGCAAGTTTATGAACTTTATTGCCGCGTGTAGTTGCTCTCTTACTAACTCGATTAGCCTCTTCAGGACCAACCCGCTGTCGCCACTCCATGATGGATTTCTTTTTCATCTCACCAATAACAGTGGTGACAGAGGGGTAGGACTTGTCCCCAACGGAATATGTCCTACCCTTCTCGGTCGTCTCTGCTTTTAGATCAACAAAGTTGTGTATGTCAATGTGATTAAATGCCAAGGTTAATTTTACTAATAAGATAGGACTTCACTAGACCAGAACGAACAATGTCCTGTACGCCAAACTCAACGCTGGCAAACTCTTCCATGTTATCAATGATCTTCTGGAAGTCAAGGATACCATTTTTTTCATAGGTCTTGATCAGGTCAGTCTGAGCAATATCACCTGCGAAAATAATCTTAGAGTTGACACCAAGACGGGTGATAATGGAGTCAAGCTCGTGGAAGTTCAGGTTCTGACACTCGTCAACAATAACGATAGCATTGTCAATGGTAGTGCCACGAATGAATGAAGTAGACCAGAACGAAATAGTGTCCTGTCCTTTGAGATTCTGATATAGCATGTCAAATGAACTATCATCAGGCATCTCGAACATGTACTTCACCATGTTCTTATATGGGATCTGATACAAGTTAGACTTGTCTTCATGATCACCAGGAAGGAAGCCAATCTCACGAGTGGGAACAAGAGAGCGAACAATGTACAGTTTTTCATACTGACTATTCTCCTGAAGGATCTCCTTCAGTGCCAGGTACATTGCCACAAAAGATTTACCAGTACCAGCAGCCCCGTAAAGGAACAAGTTCTTCTGTTGAGCGTAAGCCTCGAAGACTTTTTCTTGAGCAGGTGTAATCGGTTTGATGTCGATTAGGTGCTGCGTTCCAATTGGTTTCCTTTTCATCTGTCTCTTGGTGAGTCCGACCATTGAGGGTTGCTTTTTGGTTGCGGGCATAGGTTAGATTCTATCGAACTTAGCGTAGGGGTGGTGTTTCTTGACGTTGTTTAGACGATCTTTGAAACCTTGGGGGAGCTTATCTTGATAATCTCCCACACCAGAGACAGAGTTTGCGATTCCCTGACTCCAGTCTTTATCCCAATCGGGATTGTCTTTCTTCCACTGGTCGTATTCTACCATAGACATGTAGAGTTCTTTAGTCTCTCCAGTCTTCAAATTTTTAACGGGATAAGTAGGCATCACGACCACTCCAAAGCTTCAGCACATACGGGGAATTGTTCCACAAAGATTTGCTTACAAGCGTTAGCAATATCCATGTGTTCTTTCTGTGTTCCATTAGCAGAACGCAGATTGATATAATGCATCCATGAACGACATGAGCCACTCATATAGATGCGAGTAGGTGTATTTAGGGGAAGGATAAAACGGGCACACTCTTTGGCGACGCCATTATCAAGAAGATGCTGATACAAACTCATACCCTGAGCAAAGTATGTAGCAATCTGTTTTTGCGACAGTGCTACAAACTCAGGATCCAAGTCGTCAATAGAATTCTGACGGTTCTTGGTGTCTTGACGACGAAGTTCTGGGACTGGGATCGTCTCCGCGAGTAGGGAAC